GAGAGTGTCCCTCAGCTCAAGTCGGGTGTGGCTGACACGTGCGTAGGCAATTCCATGACCAATGGTTTTACCTTTTTATTTGCGCTGAGTCTTGGTAACCGTCAGTTCACCGTAGAACAGGTCCTATCTAAAGTAGCGATAGCCTTGCTTGGGGATGACAATCTTATATCTTATGATAGTGATTTAAGCATGGCTGGGGTTTACGATATTCTTTGTCATCTTGGCTTGGTTCCTAAGTTAGTAGTGATTGCGCCAATTCATGAGATAGTTTTACTCAACTTACGACCCTACCAAGTTGGACCTAACTACCATTTTGCCCCAAAGATAGGTCGAATTCTTATGCGTTTATCATGTGCTGTCGATCTCCCGATGGGTGTTCCTGCAGAAGTTTATTTCACTGCGGTTTGTAAAGGACTTTCAGCCAACGTCCATCACGTCCCTTTACTACGTGCTTATATTGCTGGATTTTTGGAAAACCATTCGTGGGACCGACACTTTGAGACTTCCCCTTGGTTTCAGTGGAAAGCAGAGCGAACTTATTTGTCAGATTCTCAGTATGTTGCCACCGAGGAAACCTTTTTGTTTGTTAATTTAGCTTACCACTGTACTTTTAGTGTACAAGATTATATTTTGACTGAAAAATTTTTGTTTACGTTACCTAAAGGTCCAGCTCTTTATAATCACCCAGTGGTAAGGTATTTTATTTTGTTTGATCGATGATTGTTGATTTGCAATTTTTACTTTTGTAAATATGTGTGTTTTGTGTTATAGGTGGTGTAGAACTATTTTGTAAATCAAAGTAGAAAACGAAACTGAAGAAGCCGTACCTCCACCAGAATGCAAATGCTAGGGCGGCAGAAAAGGTCTGTACACACACACTCAGTAATGTTGACCTGTGTTTATTATCTTTTTAAGGAAAGTATTAAATTGTTTCTAGAATTTTTACATGTCTAATCAACCAAATCAAAAGAAGAGAGGAGGTCTTTCCATTTATTTGGCGACCAAAGGGAAGAGTCGTTCTGCTAAGTCTAGACCACCCCGGCGAGCCGCCAGAAAACCTAAGAAGTCCCTTCAACCTACTAAGTCTCAAACCTATCAAGCATCTGTTTTGAGCAAGAAGATTGCCA